CCGCTACCGAAGCCGCCGGGTAAGCCGTCCAAGTTCGCGCAGGATCGCCTGCGGGAACTACAGGCCGAGATCAACGAGCGGCGGATCGAGGCGCTGAAACTCTACACGCCCTCGCCGATGCAGGACGAGTTCCACAAATGCCGCGCCAGCGAAGCGCTCGTGATCGGGGGGAATCGGTCCGGAAAGTCACTCTGCACGTTCGTCGAGGACGCTCGCGCCGCCACGGGACAGGACCCCTACGGCAAGTACCCCGAGAAGGACGGGCTGCTGGTGATCATCGGCCGGAACTGGACCCACATCGGGCTCGTGGCAGTGCCCTACCTCCTGAAGGCCGGGGCGTTCAAGATCATCCGCGACGAGCAGACCAACAAGTGGAGGGCCTTCAACCCGACCACGGATGAGGCCCGCAAGCACCTCGCGAAGCCCGCGCCGCCGCTGATCCCGCCGCGGATGATCAAGACCATCTCGTGGGTGCTGAAGTCCAGCAACTACTGCAACAGCATCGAACTCCACAACGGCTGGAAGATCCAGTTCTTCAGTGCCGAGGGAGAACCTGCCCAAGGCTACGCGGCCTCACTGATCCACATCGACGAGGACGTCGGGAACGACAACATCCTCCCCGAGGCGCAGGCCCGGCTCGCCGACAAGAAGGGGCGGCTGGTCTGGTCGGCCATGCCCCACTCGAAGTCGGAGTCGCTGCTGTCCCTATCCGAGCGCGCCGACCGCGCGGAGGAGGCAGGCACCGCCGAGACCACCATCAAGAAGTTCACGCTGCGCTTTCTCGATAACGCTTGGATCGACTCGACCGAGAAGTCCAAGATGCTGGAGCGGTGGGCGGCGCAGGGCGAGGACGTGCTCCGGATGCGCGCCGAGGGCGAGTTCATCACGGACTCCGTCCTCGTCTACCCCAACTTCGCCATGTCGGTCCACGGGTTCCTGCGTGAGGACCTGCCGGACTCGCAGGTTCCCGCGGACTGGACCCGCTACGTCGCCATCGACCCGGGGCACTCAGTGACCGCCGCCCTGTTCGCGGCCGTCCCGCCAGACAACTCGATGATGCTGATCTACGACGAACTGTACATCCGGCAGTGCTCTGCCGCGATCTTCGGCGCCAAGTTCGCCGAGAAGGCGCAGGGCCAGACCTTCTACCAGTGGATCATCGACATGCACGGCGGCCGGATCACGGACATCGGCTCCGGCCGGGCCGTGGTCGAGCAGTACATGGAGCAGATGCGCCTGTTCAAACTGCGCTCCCTGACGACGGGGGCGGGGTTCTTGGCGGGCTGCGATGACATTCAGGCCCGGACCTCCGCGGTCCGCACGGCGCTCCACATCCGGCCAGACGGCAAGCCGCGCCTCCGAGTGCTGCGCGGGGCCTGCCCGAACCTTGAGCGGGAACTGCGGCGCTACCGGAAGAAGACCCACTTCATCAACGGGCTGTCCGTGGTGAGCGACGAGCCGAACACCCGCGGCGAGGTGCATGCATGCCAGTGCATGGAGTACTTGGCAGCGACGGAGCCGAAGTACCGATCGCCTCCGAAAAAGGACGAGTCTGATACGACCCCCGAGTGGATAATCAACTACATCGCGCGCAAGACCAAGAACCGGGCGGGTGCGTGCGTCTATTTGGGCCCGGAGTCCGACGCCAAGGCGTCAAGCGAGGAGGCGACGAATGTCGAGCAGTACGAGTGGGTCTGACTTCCCGACGCAGACGGTGGAACTCGGGGACATGGTGCTGTTCTACAGCAACGTCCTGAACCAGAAGGACCCGGTGATCGGCTGGGTCTCCCGTCGCCCGGGCGTGAACACGGTGTTCATCCTGACCTTCTCTCCCGACGAGGGGTTCGTCGAGAAGCCGTCGGTGCGTCACGCGGACGATCCGGGTCTCGTGGACAACTCCGCGTGGCGGCAGTGGGGCTGCTGGCGCTTCCACCCGGCAACGGAGACGCTGAAGAAACTGCGGACCATGATGCCGCAGGTCGTCTCCGTGCTGGCCCGGAACCAGCAGAGCAGCAAGAAGGCCGAGTGACGCCATAACGAGGGTGGAGGCCACGGATGGCGGAAGACGATCTCAAGGAGGACAGGGGCGACGGGGAGGACCTCAAGCAGGCTCCCCTGAACCCTGCCTCGCCACTGAAGCCGATCGCGCAGGCGTGGCTGAAGAAAATCTCGTCTGCGAAGAAGGCCAAGTCCGCCTTCGACTCCGACGCCCGCGAGGCGATGCACTTCTTCGACGGCGGTCCCCGGTGGTTCTTTGAGAACAGCAACCGCGGCCTCACCCTCATGTCGCGCCCCACCCCGGCGCCCGCGTTTCGCCTCACCGTGAACCGCGTGTGGGAGGTCGTGAAACTCATCGGCGCGGTCATCTACAACCGCAACCCGGTCCGCACGGTGACCCCGCGGAAGTTCCCGGTGATCCCGCCGCAGATGGTGGGCGTCGACCCGGAGGCGTACCAAGTCGACCCGATGACCGGGCAGCCGATGCCGGACCCACGGGTCATGCAGTTCATCGAGGCTTCGCAGGCGATCGACGCAGCGGACCAGACGAAGCGCATGGTCGCCGAGTTGATGCAGGCGTACCTGAACTGGACGCCCATCGAGAACAACCTGATCTCCCATGGGCGTCAGGTGGTGGACGAGGCCCTCATCAAGGGCGGCGGCGTGCTGTGGACCGAGGCCGTCGAGCAGCAGAACATTCCGCCCGCCGAGCCGACCCTCGTCATCGGATCGTTCTTCGACTCGGTCGACAACCTGCTTCTGGACCCGGACGCGCAGGTGATCGAGGAGATCACATGGTGCGCCAAGAAGTGCGTGCTCCCGATCGATCAGGCGGCCCGCATGTTCGGCCTCCAGCGAGCGGACCTCAAGGCGAACTTGGAGTCGTACGACTCGACGTCCCGACACACCGACGAAAAGACGGGCGACTCCCGGTCGGGCAAGAAGCGCACCGGGAAGACGAACGACCTCGTGACCTTCTACAAGGTCTGGAGCAAGTGCGGCTTCGGCGACCGCCTCAAGGACGCCAAGAAGAGCGACCGCGGCGTGTTCGATCCGCTGGGCGACAACTGCTACATCGTGGTCGCAGAGGGCGTGGACTACCCGCTCAACGTCCCGCCATCCGCTCTGGATGAGGAACTGGACGAGGAGGGCATGCCGCAGTCCCTGCGCATCCGGACCTCGTGGCCCATTCCGCTGTGGGCTGACAACGGCGGCTGGCCGTTCGAGATGTTCGCGCCCCACCGCAAGCCGAACGCGCTCTGGCCCGTGAGCCACATCCGCCCGGGGATCGGGGAACTTCGATTCCTGAACTGGGGAATGTCCTTCCTGATGACTCGCATCGCCACGTCGTGCGAGACGATCATCGGCGTGTCGAAGGCGGCGGACTCGGACATCAAGGACCAACTCCTCGCCCCGTCGGAGAACGGCTTCAAACTGCTGGAGATCAGCGAGTCGCTCGGACGATCGGTCAGCGACATCGTATCGGTCTTCGCCGTCCCCGGCGTGACGCGGGACATGTGGGACATTTTGGCCGCCGTGGCGGAGCAGTTCGACAAACGAGTCGGTCTCACCGAACTCGTGTACGGCTCCACGCGGAACCAGATGCGCTCGGCCAGTGAGGCGCAGGTCAAGCAGGACAACCTGTCGATCCGGCCCGACGACATGGCCCAAAACTTCGAGGACTTCATGTCCCGGGTCGCCCGCAAGGAAGCGATGGCCGCCCGATGGCTGCTGCGCCCGCAGGACGTGTCCCCGGTGCTCGGTCCGCTCGGCGCCGAGGCGTGGGCCATGCACGTCACGCCCAAGGATGGGATGAACTTCTCGTCCATCACGCGCGAGTACGAGTACACCATCGCGAGCGGCTCGGCCCGTCGCCTCAACAAGCAGGCGGAGATGGACCGCATGGCGATGGCGTTCCAGACCCTTGGCCCGTTGCTCCAGCCGCTGGTGGGCGCCGGGGTCGTCGGTCCGATGAACGCACTGATCGACGCTTGGGCCAAGGCCAACGACCTCGACGCCACCCCCTTCCTGATCCCGCCTCCCCCGCCGCCTCCGCCAGTTCCCGGCCCCCCTCCACCGGATGGCGTTGAAGGCGGCGGGGAGGCCCCGACCAACCCCGAGGAACCCCCGAATGGACCTCCCGTTTGAGATCGCGTCCGCTTCGCCCGAGGCGCAACAGCACTACCGGAAGATGATCGCCGACGGCCAGACGCCGCGGTTCGCCGAGATGTGCGCGCTCCAGATCGCGCCGGGCATCCACGGCACGGACGACTCGTTCATGCAGGGCCGCAAGAACGCCGAGTGGCTCGACAAGATTCCCAAGCGGCAGGCCCAGTGGATGCTGCGGGAGGCCAAGAAGGCTGGTATCGTCACGGAGGGCCGCTACTACCACGGCGGGATCGCGGACTCCCGGGCGCACCTCGACCCGCACGCATGGATCAGCGGCAAGGACGATCTCCTCCGAGTCGCCAAGAAGCGTCGGCTGGAGGTCCGCGGGCAGGTGACTTACACGCCGCCCGAGGGTGTTGCCCCGCCCCAGCGGGCCGCTGGGCTCAATCCGCGTCTCGTCCGAGAACTGGCCCGGAAAGAGATGGCAGCCGATCCCGGCCTGACGAGAAAGGCCGCGGAGCAGCGCGTTCGGGACAAGCACACGCCGCACTGGAAGCGCAAGGGCAAGTGATGCTGGGCCTGCCGTGGCCGACGCCATAACAAGGGCGTAGCACCCACGGAGAGGCTGGCATGCCCCCTGTAGTCAAGCGCGGCGGCGGATCGTACCCGGTGAAGTTTGCCGCCGACGGCAGCGGCACCGTCGTGCAGTTCTCCGCCGTCTCGGGCGCCATCCTGATCGTCGAGACCGGCGGCGGCACGCTCGAACTCTGTGTCGTGGGGAAGCCCGGCGACGAGCCGTCCCCGCTGATCAACGAGGAGGCCCAGCCCTGCACGGTCGCCGTGGCGGCTGGCAAGGCGTACGCCTTCCCGACCGCCGTCTATGCCGCCCCATACATCGTGGTGCGGGGAGCCGACGTGGAGGGAACTCTCTGCGTGAAGGGGTGAGCCGTGAGCGACCGCTTCCTCGCGCCGCCGCTTGAACGACGCAACGGGGGCTACGTTCCGCCACCGCCGCCGGTCATCGAGACGCACCGCATCCTCGCCGAGACTGGCGAGGTGATCAACACCGAGAAGGCTGACAAACTCCGGACCGAACAGAACAACCCGTAGCGATGGCCGACGTCCGAATCACACAACTGCCCGCGGGCACCGCCCAGCCGACCGGCCTCATCCCGGTCGTCAACGGCGGCACCACGCAGCGAGTGACGGTCAAGCAACTCGTCGACTTCGCTCTCGCCACGGTGCCGAGCGGCACGATCAACACGGTCGGCAATCCGGTCGGCCTGACCGAGGACCCCGCCCTGCCCATCCAGCAGTGGGCAGAGGAGATGGTTCTCAGGGCCGCATTCCGCGACACCGACGTCACGTTCGCCCGGGTGCAGGCCACCTCGCCCGACTGGAACTCCGGCGACGTGTTCGGCAACGGCAACGTCATCGCCAACGGCGGAGCGTTCGGAGAACTGTGGTACGGCGTCCTTCTTGCCCGCGACGGCAAGATGACCAGCCCGGGCTACCAGATGCCGACCCCGACGGGCGACGGCTACCTGCGGTCCGACCTCGACCCGAGCACCGGCTGGTACTTCGCCGAGCCCGTGCTGATCTCGGACACCGAGCCGCCCGCCCCAACCGGCGGCGGCGCCATTTGGGTGGACCCGACCGGCGACCCCGTGACGCCCGTCACGGGCGAGTACACGAACGCGAACCCGCCCGTGTACTCCGACTCGATGCTGACCGAGCAGGCCAACGGTCTGCCGATCGGTCTCTCGCCGGACGGCCTCACCTTCCATCAGCCGGACATCGTCGGCGCTGTGCCGATCCGGGTGAACGGCAAGACGTACATGCTGCCGCTGATCGAGTCGCCAGCGGCAGCCGCTCTGCGCGACCCGGTGCTCACGTTTGCCGACGACATCACGACGGTGCAGTCAAGCGGCCAGCCGATTGGCCTTGCGCCGGACGGGCTGAACTTCTACCAGCCCGACATCGTTGGCGGCATTCCGATCATCGTGAACGGCAAGCGCTACCTCCTGCCCCTCATCGCAGAGTGAACCATGCCCGCACCTGACCGGCCGACTCCGCACCAGAACTTCGCCAGCGCGATCAACCCGACGAAGGGGATCGTCGGCTACTACTCCGATGCCGAGGTGGATGCCCTGCTGGCTGCGCTGCCGACCGGCGGCGGGCTCCAGACCGTAGACCTGTCTGCCTACGCCACGACCGCCTACGTGGACGGCCAGATCGCCACGCTGTACTCCAAGGCCGAGGTGGATGCGGCCATTACGGCGGCCATCGCCGGGGTTGTCACGGGCGGGACTGTTGACCTAAACGGCTACGCCACCGAGCAGTTCGTCACGGACGCCATTGCGGCCATTCCTCCGGCCAGCCTCGACGGGCCGATCACCGGCCATGCGGGCACAACCCCACAGCCGACTGCCGCCACGCCTCAAGGGCTCGAAGACGCCTTCAAGGACTACGCTGACGGCCTGCACTACTTCGATGGCTCCGGTGCCCTCGTCGCAATCCAGCGGCAGCAGTACCAGACCACCATCGTGATCAACGGCTCCGTGCGTTCGGTCACGAAGATCGTCAAGTCAGAGGCTGGCCTGCCGACTCCGCAGAACCCCTCGACACTGACGCAGAACGACGGCGGTCAGTGGCTGCGGCTTGCGTCCGACGAACTCGACAAGCCCTTTGCTCCCGTAGGCGTGGTTGACCTGTTCAATCTCCCTGCCGGAGCAGACGGCGAGCGACCTGCCGTCTACGAAAGCCCCACCGCTCCGGCTGGCGACCTCAAGGACGGCGACCTGTGGCTGGCCCCCGCAACCACTTCAGTCGCTGCCAAGCAACTCGGAACGCTCAGTCTCTCCGATCCCGCATGTGCTGCGTTCCGCCAGAGCGTCATGGACGAGGTGCGGAAGATGATCTCGGGCGGAAAGACCGTCCCGGCAGACATTGATTGGGCGCCATGCACGAAGGTAGCGGGCTCTGGCCTGATCGAGGCCCGTGTCCTGAACGGCATGATCCAACTTCGTGGTGAGTTGACCTACACCATGACCGCCATCGGCTCGCTCTCGACTGTGCAGAGGCTCCCGGCCAACTTCCCGAAGCCGCCCGTCGAGCAGACCGTGTTGGTGTTCGGCTTTGAGAGCGGCGTGGCATACCGTCGCGTGTTCTTGCGATTCCAGCCTGACGGCGGCATTGCAATCTGCGGGGACGGCAAGATCACCGGAACCTCCTTCAACGGGGCACAGGCATACGCCTACTGACTATGAAGACTCTCCACGTTCACAGCAACGGCCAGTGGCAGGAAGTGGTCGGCTCGCCCGGCGCGCTCGACGGTTACTACACCATTGTCCAGACTGACGCCGCGATCAAGGCGTCTCGGGACGAGGGTGCCCTAGACCTTGATGCCGTGCAGAACCAAGTGCTGTTCGCCGTCACCGAGACTGCGCGGCAGTTGCAGGAGAAGATCGACCTCAAGGCCGATCAGGCCGCCACCTACACGAAGGTGGAAGTAGACGGTAAGTTCGCCCCGCTCTCGACCACGACGCTCATCACCACGCAGTTGCAGGCGGTGTTCGACTCGATCTACACCCGTCCAGAGGCGGATGACCGTTACGCCCGCAAGCAGGACAAGGAGCAGCCGCTCCTCGCCAAGACCGTCGTGTCGCAGGCTTACGGGTTTGGCGACACGTTGCTGCCACCTGTCGCTCTCGGGTACACGGACACGGGAGAAGGCTACGGGGCGCGGCTCGTCCTGAACGTCGGCGTGGACAACGAGTTCCTCGTCTACAAGTCTGACCTCGAACCGCTCAACGCCCTCCTGCCCCGCATCGAGACGCTGGAGAGCAAGGCCGCTCCGGTCATTGACCTCGCCCCGTACGTCACGCTCGCAACCGCCGACACCCGGTACGGCAGGCTTGAAGCCCTCGACCTTCTCCGCAATCAAGTCCAGACGATCTTCGACTCGATCTACACGCGGGCTGAAGCGGACTTCCGCTACCCCCTCAAGGCTGATGTCTACACGCAGAAGCAGACCGATGACCGCTTCATGCGGATCACCGACGCCTTCAGCAAG